CCAGACAGGTAGAGGTCTTTATAGCGTACAGAACTCCCACCTAGATCATAAGCGTTATCAGCAGTTGCTCCTGTGTTTGTGCAAGGATCAACAGAAGCATTACCAAACTTTATACCTTTTTGTGGACCAGACATATATGCACGACTGCCATTAGCACCAATACTCCCCACCGTGGAGCCGTCTTTAGAAAATAATTGAATGTCCCCATCGTTGCCTAAACGATTGATAGAAAGAGGTGGTCCTTGATAACGTGCAGAAGACATAAACCCTTTAATACCTGCGACACCAATATTTATGCCGGGGTTATTGCCTGAGTTGTTGGTGACGTTATCATCAGTAGTACCCACAAGCAAGTTGCCTGACGCATCGATACGCATACGTTCTGCAAGAGATGTGTCAAGCGCTGTTGAAAAAGTGAGAATGCCGTCATTTGCACTTGCACCTGACCCTGTTTTAGTGCCTGTAATTCTCGCAAGACTACCATTACCGTTTTCAAAATCTATGTTGCCAACATTTTCACCTGCATTAAAAAGTTTGAGGTATGTTGTGTCTGAGCTACTGTTAGTTGCCGCTTGTATTTCTAAAGGACTGTCAGGCGAACTCGTCCCCAACCCAAGCCGTTCAGTACTCGCATCCCAGAATAACTTGGCAGTGGTGCCTGTGTCCTCGTAGAAGCTGATGTCGCCAGTGTCACGATCAACTCCAAGCCTAGTCCTGACTGTACCAGAAGCACCTGATTGAATTAGGAAGTCATTTGCACTACCATCAAGTTTTAATCTAAAACCGTTTGTTGCAGCATCACCAAAGTTTGCACCTTCTGATCCAGAGTTAGTTTCTAATAAATCAACCGCTGCACTATCGGCAGAATTAGCTGAACCACCACGCTCTAAGGTCAGTTTTGAAATAGCACCAACTTCTTCAATTCGAGCGTTACCATCCACAGTCAGCCCATCAGTCGTGACAGTGCCCGTAACATCTACACCAGTGTTAGTAGTTGCAATCTTAGTGCTACCATTAAAGAATAATTTAGCTGCGCCATCTTGCGCTGCCGTAATCATGTTTTCATTATTTGCAGCGTTATTAACTACAAAGTTAGTTGTTAAAACTCTTACAGCATCAGAGGCTTTAATAAATAAATCACCAGTGCCGCTACCAGTAACATCATCAATATAACTATTAGACCCATCATGGTAAATCTGTAGGTCAGATCCTGCTCCAAAGATGGCTTTGTCGTTGTCTCCAAAAGTTATGTTACCCGTGGTAGATAAAGAAGAAATAGCCACGGCTTCAGCCGTAAGTGTGCCATTACTAACCGTAAAATCACCCAGTACGTTACCACCAAACACACTAAACGTATCGTAGACCACTATCTCAACAATATCACTAGCAGCTAAAGCCGCCAACCCTGCTATAGTGTTTGCCGTTGTCGTATTGTAGTCTGAACCTGCAACAAGCGTAGCACCGTTTAAATTGACATCTACAAAATTCCCGTCAGTAAAAGTTAACGTATTACCATTACTGTCATTACCACTAAGAGAAGTTTCTCCCCCAGAGGCGGTAAAGTAATACCTACTACGCGTAGCTTGTGACGGTGTTCTTCCTAAATATGCCATTTATTACCTAAAATTTCCTTGTCAGCGCTGTCTGCTAAGTCTCTTGATCTTGTCATATTAGTTAGTCTCCGACTGGGGTAATTATGATGCCGTTCTGTAAGTTCCCGTAATTCTCATCATTACAGTATTAGCGCTATTTGATGTCGATAACTGATTATATTTCAAATTAACATAATTGTTTCCTGTGCCACTAACAAACCCATAAACAACCATAGTTGTATCATTGTTTTGAATTAACGCTCCGTAACCTTGCGTGGCAGTAGTGTTGTTAATACCCGCTTGAGGCCAAACAACTGGAGCAGGAAAATTAGCGTTGTTTGAATTTAAATTGGTATAAGGTAAACCTGCGATAGTAAAATCGTTTGCTTGTGTTTCAATAGTGCTTCCATTAACTCCAATAATCATATTAAATTCAATTAAGTTACCAATTTTTGTATACCAACCATACTGATTATTATAAGTCGGATTACCCCCACCCGGTCTTGAACCAGAAAGGAGTGGCGTCCAAGTTCCCTCTTCGTAATCCTCTAAATGATTAGCCGACCCAGTGCCGCCAAGATATGCGCCGCCTGATAGGTAGAGGTCTTTGAAGCGTTGGCCCGCTGTACCTAGATCCATTGCGGCGTTTGAGAGAACCCCTGTGTTGCTCGTAGGCATAACAGCCGTTTGTGTACCTGTAAGGCCAACACCGCCACTTCTAGGGTCAAGAATGATTGTAGAAACAACACCAGAACGAGACTGAATACTGCCCACACTGGTGCCGTCTTTGTAGAAAAGAGCAAGATTTCCATCATTAGTCTTTCTATTGACTAATAAAGGCGTACCCCCAGAGTTTGTGACTACAACATGGCTACCTGCTCTTGCTTCAAAACCATCGCTTGCGAGAGCTGCAGAGGTCTTACCCACAAGCAAGTTTCCTGATGCATCAATCATCATTGCCTGACTTCTATTGGCCCAAAAGCGCATAGCATTGTCAGAGTTTTGATACGTTATTCTACCTTCTGCAGGATAATCAGTATCTCCAAATACAATAGAAGCAAAATCTCCAGAGCTGTTACCTGAAATAATGCTTATATCGGTATCGGCAGTACCTGAAATCTGCAACTTATACGATGGCGAACTCGTCCCAATTCCAACGTTACCTGATGCATCGAGGCGCATACGTTCTGCTGCTTCAGTAACAAATTGCATAGCTGTTGTATTGTGGTCATACTTTATTCCACCAACATCTACATCTGAACCATCACCAAATAGTATTCCAGAAGTACCTGTTTCTGCAGTTAGAAACTGTAAATAGTTTGTACCTTCTCTTTCTAAAACAATTTGTGCAGAGGCGTGAGGGGTTATTCCAGTGTCACTAGCTTTAACATGAAGTAAATTTGCAGGTGCTGTTTCGCCAATTCCAACGTTGCCTGACGAGTCGATACGCATACGTTCTGTGTTATTGGTAAGTATCCGCAAATCATGGTCAGTTGTCGTTCCAATAATAGCCGTAGAATTTCCACTTTGAATAAGTGTTGTCAGCGTATTGGTAGTGTCTGTTAGTGTAATGCTAGGCGCATCTGCATCAGATAAAATAATATCATCAGCCGTGACAGTGCCAGTAACATCTACACCAGATGCTGAAGTCTCAAACTTCTTCGAATTGTTGTGATATAAATTTACTGCACCATCTGCTATGGCGGTTATCATATCTTCGCCAGTATACTTCTGTATCTGTACCCTGTCGTTGCCTCTTAAATAAAGTCGGCCTGTTCCAGTGTCGTCAACGTATGAATTTGAGCCGTCATGATAAATCTGTAAGTCTGACCCTGCGCCAAAGATGACCTTACCATTATCAGCAACAGTCATGTCGTTAGACAAAATTACATCGTCAGCCGTAATAGTACCAGTAACATCAAAAGCCGTGGCAGGGCTTGCGTTGAGTATACCCACGCGATTGTTTGTGCTATCGACTACAAGTGTGTTTGTATCAATCTTAGCATCGCCAGTTACAGTCAATTCATCTGCTGTATTAAATCTGGTAATACCTGCCCCTAAGTACGCCATTAAGTAACCTCTAAGATAGACAGTGCAACGTCAGCACTGGTAGCTGTATTACTTGTAACCTTTAAAACATCACTTGCGTTAAGCACAACCTTTTGTTCACCGCCTACAACAACCAAACTTGAACCTACAGGCACAGGAGCCGCCTTTATGAGGTAAATGTTGTCACCGTCATTGTTTTCAATCTGAACGTCTATCTCTATTTGAGAAGTCACAATATTTGATATATTTAAACCGATAATTGTAGTTTCTGTCGAAGAAGCGCCAGTATGTACAGTAGCTGCCGAAGTGCCTACTCCCGTGTCTGTCACCAATTTAAATGCGTTTGCCATTCTTTACTCCCTATCTAACCTAGAGCGATTGCCATAGCCACTGATTGATTGGCAGCTTCCGTTGCAGCAAATGCAGTCGTAGCAATAGTCGTGTTGCTTGTCCCTGCGGCTTGAGTTGCACCTGTTACTGAAGAAGCTAACGCACCGCTGCTCATTGTTCCGGTAAGTGCAAGATCACCTGTAATGGTAGCACCCGAAGAAGTAGCTGCTACTTTAGTGGAACCTGCGTTTTGTAAACGATTGAGATCATCAGCAACCGCACTAATAAAAACTACCGCAGTACCAGATAAAGTTATAGCACTGTCAGAGTTTGAACTTTCTGTAACTGCTGCTCTAGTTAAGGTAGTGCCAGAACTAGTATATGTACCTGTGCCTATTTCAAAATTAGAACCGTCCTCAATAACGTACTGAATGACATCACTATTACTAACACCCGCATCTGCAAAGGATTGAAAACCTGAAGAGGCGCTGCCTAAAGTAACAGTTCCAGTGCCTGTTGTACTGGTCCCCATTTTTGCCCTGTTGAAGAGCTTTGCCATGTTCTTACCTTACGCTAGTTGAATTACACCATTTGACGGGCTAAAATCCAATGTGAAAGTGTCGCCGTTGTTTAACGTAACGCTCGCTCCATAATCGTAAAGACCGATTAAAGGATCAGCGGGGGAAGTAACTGTGTCATCGTACAAGTATATATACCTAAACGGACCCACCGTGCCTGAAGCGGTTAGCGTCAAATCAGCTACAACAAGCTTGTAAGTGCCGCTTGTCTGAGAAGAAGAAGTTGTAGTAAGCGTTCTTGAAGAGCAGTTTGTGTAACTAATTTGCGTTATATTAGCCAATATGCCGCCAGAATCTCCCGTTGGGTTAGTAGATTCAGAACCGGGTGCAGTGTTTGACAAAGCAACGGCAAGGGTATCTGTCCCTAGATTCATACCTTCAACTGCGTTTTCAACAAACTTATTTACTTTAGTAAAGGATGCCATTTTTTATCTCCTATGTTATCCTTAAGATAGCAGACGAAGCATCCGCTATTGGAAACTGTATTTCAAAAGTGCTAGTCGAAGCCGACCTGTCACCACCAAAGTCTAGCACAGCAACTGCTTTATTGGAAGCGCTTGAGTTATATATTAAAGCACCTCGTGCAGTAAAGGTTGCGTTCTCCCATTTTACGTTATCAAAATCAACAATAGCGGTGGTTCCAGAAGCTTTTGGAAACGTGGAGGTCAGCGTTAAAGTTTTTCCAGCCGGGCTGTAAGCGCTCCCTGATGTATTGGTTATTTCGTTAGTGGAGCTATACGCGGTGGTAGTTGCACCTAGTGATGCAGAACTTGTATAAAGAGCAATTTTGAAAGTGTGTGAGTCAAAGTCATGCTCTCCCTTAAAAAGCTCAATTTTAAATGAAGTACATGTTGTTTGTGTAATAGCCATTATGCTGCACTCGTTCTGTAAATATCACTTTTAAGCATAACGCCTAGGCTTGCCATGTTTAATAAAGCGCTTTCATACCTTTGTTGATACAACTGTAGTATATCAGGTTCGCCTTTCATGAACGTATATGCTTCGATTAAGCTCCCATAAAGCAATGTAGCTTCCGCATTATCTCCCAGCCAAGAAGTACTCGCTGTAACTATTGATGGTGGGTCATAGTAATAATGTAGCTCTATAGCGTAAGAAGCGTCTGGTGTTGGGCCTATTATAAAGTTACCGTCTGAAGATGCGGAGTCTCCATCAAATATTGCATAGTACTTTGGAGCGCCTTGTGTAGAGGAATTGGGGTAGGCTTCCCTTATAAAATTAACTTCTTTTTCAAGAAGATATGTATATTCGCTACTATTAGATATGGCGAGGGAAAACGTAGATAAAAAGTCTGAAGGTCGTGCAAGATACTGATTACCTGCGGTCATGTTACCAACAGAATTTTTCTTTAACTCAGGAATTATGACATCCCTGTATATGCGCTCTTCAGCCTGACGAACAAAGTCATCTATATTATTCACGAAAGTTGTTTCTGTATTTTCCGTGTAATCTTTAATGGCTTGTGTCAGTTCTGAATAGTTCATTGTCTAGCCCATCTTGTTAAAACTGCCGCCTTTAGTAGCGGCACCCATGCCACGACACTTGCCGCCCATTCCCATCTTCTTTACCTTGCCACCTTTTTCCATAAAGCCCATTTTGTTACGGACTTCTGTTGGTAACTTGCCTAAACCTTTATTACCTGCAGGGGCTGCTTTTAAAGTTTTTCCGGGCATATCTAATCTCCTTTTTGTAGTACTAACATGTTTAAATTCTCAAAGCTACCGTTAAGGCGTGTTTGCTTGACCTCCCATACCACTATGTTGTGTGCAATAATAATACAACGTTGGCGCTCCCACGGCTACAACTATCTGTGTGTAAGCACCAGCATTACCCGGAACTCCATTAGTTGTTACGCCAGTTGTATATTCAGAGCCTCCTCCGTGTGTGCCATCAGAGGTCGTGCTAAATCGAAGAGGATGACCGCCATTAGTCCCATCGCTTTGGTCAAGACGATAAGTATTACCTTCATTAAGGGTGAGAGTAGGTGTTTGCGAACCATCTATGTAGTATTTATTACCGTATCCGGTGCTTTGCACAGTTATGGTTAAGGTCTCAAAAGAACCAAGCGTTGCGTTTTGACCCGTTAAAGTGAAACTGCCCGCATCACAAACTAACGTTGTGTCAGAAACTGTTAAAGTAGCGGCTTGACCCGTTAAAGTAAAGCTACCAACGTCTAGAATAGGAGCGTCTGTTATACTAATCGAAACGGTGCCTACTTCTGCTACCATAAATTGAGCATCATTTCCCACAGGATCAAAGCCAAAGAGCCGCCTGCTTTCAACTTCTGAAGTATCAGGACGAGGGTTCCGTAGACTTTGAGGATCAAATATCTTTAAACGTCCTAAGAAATTTTGTGGCTGGTCAGGATCTACAACATCCCTGCCTACAAGAAAACCAGTCTTAACACCATTTCTGAACTCAGGCACAAGGTCAGACAGCGGGTAACGAAACCCGGTTTTATCACAAAAACCAAAAGCGTATCTACCCCTTGTATATGACATTAAGCACCTAACATAAACGTATCATAGGGCACAAATTTGATTGACGCTGTTTCTTCGTCTTCTCCAGCCGCTAGTTCAAATTGAAACTCGTATTCTTGCTTCAATGCAACCACACGATTTGCTACCTCAGGGCGTTTCATAGCTATGTAATATGCTAAACCAGAAACCAAACAAGGGACAAACCTTGGAGGTACAAAATTAGTGGTAGAGCCAACCCCAGATGCTAACCCATCTATACCTTTTAACCTGTAATAGAAGATTGTGTATGTAATTGTGCTATCTGGAACGGGCCATAACGTTACTTTTGTTTCCGTTGAGAGCCTTTGGACGAAGATTTGGGTCGGCCTACCTTCCGTTTTTTTGTTGGTTTGTTGAGCGTAGGTTGCGACACTGATCCTTTCGAGGGCCGTGTCGATTTGATTTGTGCCTGTTCCGGTTCGGATTTGGTGTTCAAGGATGTCGATGGTGTCCGAAGGAAGGGTATAAGTCTCCGTACCCGCTGTAACAGAGACCGTACCCGATTCAATAGTGAAGAGATTAAGACCACGATTTTGCCACTCCAATGTTAATAGGTTGAGGCTACGTCTTGCTGTTCGCAAGTCATAACCGTTTCGCATTTGAAGACCTGCTCTTTCATAAGCTTCTTCAAATATTTCAGATAATTCGGGGGTTACTACAGCCATTATGTCACTACGCTCCTAAATCGTTTGGTTTTCTTTGCAATTTTTTTAGGTTGAGCCACATGCTGTTTGCCTGAAGCCTTGCCTTTTCGTTTAGCTCGTGTTGTGGCTGCGTACTCAGAAGGGCTAAGAGACTTAATAGCCGCACTAGGTAAATACCGTTCACCAGTTTTACCGCTAGGCTTCCCACTTTTGGTACGCCATTTTTGCTTTGTCCAAGACTTTAAGCTCTTCTGAGATTTTTTTAGCGCCATTACTTTTTGGCTTTGCCGCCACGTTTCATTGCCATTGGCTTTTTCTTCATAGCCATCATACCGCCACCGCGCATCATTTTCTTTGCTGCACCGCCACGTTTCATTGCCATGGGTTTTTTCTTCATAGCCCTAGGTTTCATAGCCATTTTTCAGTCTCCTTTTTCTGTTAGTGACTAGTTCTTCGTATTCCTCTTTCGGATATACATCATAGTACCCTAAACGATGTAACTTGTCACTGGCGTAAACAACTTGCTCCAGATCTTGGATGAACACCATACAATAGGGTTTATCTACAGAACTTTCCCAATCTACTTCAGAAAGAAAATCAAGCTCTGCATCCTCTGCACCGTATTCTGGATGAAATTCCATACAATGCAAATTTTCGAATAGTATGTTTAGGTTCTGTACATACTTATGAAATCTATGTAGTTTTGGGACGTTGTGGGATGCAACTACAATAAGTTCTTTCCCTGTTACTGTAAAATCGGCGCAGTATGTTAGGCTCTCTGCGTATACATCATTTGTTTCAACAACTAACACTTTGTCTTTTTCCCATGCATTTTTAGCATAGGGACACGGAGAAAGTCCTTTTAGTTTGGGACTCGGAACTTCTAATACCTGAGTTGACCAGCTACGAAGATCTTTCTCTATGTCATTCGACATTAATTCTTATATCCCCCACCTGCTTTTTTATAGGCAGCAGCAACCATTTGAGCTTTCCTAGCTGACCATTGACCGGGAGCGCCACCTTTTCCACCTGCTTTTATTCTATTGAATATTCTTTTTCTCATGCCCGGTTTTGTATAGTTACCTGCTTCATTAACACGGCTTTTAGACTTTTTCTTTTTAGTCTTACCGCCTTTACCCATACGAATTATATTAAGATCTTTAGCATCATCACCTGTAGAAACTCTGTTACCTACAAGTTGACTGCCCATTTGAGAACGAGAAATAGCCATCTAACACTTCCACCTTTTTCTAGCCTGTCGTAGGCGACTGTTTGGATCTTTTGCTGCTTTCGGAAACTTCTTCATTTGTCCAGCAGAACGAGCGCAGAAAGACTTGCGCCTTTTTGCATCTTTACTACCTTTTTTGACTTTACCTGTAACCGCAGTCTTTAACTTTGATCCGGGGTTTTTGCGTCTATACGCAGCCACACCAGCTTTAGTCATCCCCGCCCCAGATTTTGTGGAGCGGAAATTCTTTTTATTACGTGCTGGCATTTTGCCTTTTGGTTTACGCTCTGCCATAATTCTACGACAAGAATACAGTTACGCCTGTGCAGTCAGTTAAATCCAAATAGACATCCGTAGAGAACAAGATACCATTGTCTGGCAAGTTAACAGAATGCACAACTCCAGTAGTAAAAGTCATAGTCAGGCGTGTCGTGCCACCTGATCCACCATCTTTAAGTGTGATAGCTGGGCTACCACTTCCAGCGGTGTGTACTTGCACCTGACGAACTCTAGCTCTTGAAGCGTAAACGGAAGCATCAGCAGTTTTCGTAACAGCAAAAATATCTGACTGAGACATTAGCTACCCTCTTTCTTATTAAACGAGATCACTCGCTTGTTGATACAAGACCGTAACTCTGATTTCGCCTGCATCAGTAGCACCTGTTGATGTAAAGGTAAGGCGAAGATCAGCAGTTGCTGAAGTTTCTGCCCAAGTCAACGCACCGCCCGCTTCAGTAGTCGGATACTTACGGCCTGCCCCAGAAGCTACTGTAATGGAAAATGAGTTGATTATTGTGGCATTACCGCCAACCGTATCTCCAACGCTGAACACACAAGTGGCGTTACCCATTGCAGTTGGAACATCAATCACACAATCAATAATCTGAGATTTTGCGGGAATGACAACGTTAGTGACGTTTGCCGCAGATGCTCCTGCTGCTAGTGTTGTACCTGTTGTAAAGGACTGAGCCATTACAACTTGACCAGTGTTTTTAATATTTGAACCAAGGGTTGTACCTGTGGTTTCTTTAATGGTCCCAGCTTTAATCGGACCTGAAAAAGTTGTCGTACCCATGATATACTCCTGTCTTGGGTTAAGTCAGTTGCCCAATGCAACTGTCAGGGATAATTTAACTATACATAAGAAAGAAAAAAAAGAAAGGGGCAACTTGCGCTGCCCCAGTTAAACAGGAAGGACTACTATGAAAAAAGTAGTAACCCCGTTATATCATAATTTAGGCTCCGGGGGAACCATAAATTCCTAGTGGGTCGGAAACACCGAAAGAATAACGCTCTCTCGCTTTGTAGCGAACGTTACCTGTGTCGAAATCACCGTCCATACCTGTCTGCATAGCAGTACGCACAAAGTGCTTCATACCGTTAGGTATGTCTGTTGTGATGAAGAACGCATCTGTATCAGTTAGATAGTGATTGATGCTATAGCCCTCTGGGATAGACCCGTTTGAGCGTATTGCGTTCAAATCATTATCTGCTGTACCGACACGAAGTTCAGTCTGTAGCAGACGTGTAGCAACAAACATGAGTGCTGGAGGAATAATTAGCTTACGTGGGCGAGCAGCGATCAACAAACCACGTTCGTCAGTGAACGCAGCGATATCAATCACAGCTTGCTCAAGTGAAGTTTCATTCAAGTCAGCATTTGTTGTTAGACGGTTAGCGTTTGTACCACCTTCAACAGTCGGATGCGCTGTTGAGAATAGTGTAACACCATCACCAGAATTGAAAGTATCAAAACCAGTGTTCAACAAAGAAGCTGCCTTCGTCTGCTTTGTGTACGCCATACCACGGGCAAGTGCCTTGGTGTAACGTGCGGAAAGAGAGTCATACAAGTTGTCTTCCATCGCCTCTTCGGTGATAGAGAAACCCATAGCAACAGTTTCATGGTTGTACCGAGCAGTATAATGCTCTTGAGCATTATCATAAGCAATAGATGAACCTTCTGCTTTCACAGGAGCTGCACCAAAACCAGACAGTTTTACTTCTTCTTCAAAACTACGATCTGAAGTTTCTGTCTCGTATATTTCTTCATGCTCATTTTCGTACTTGTCGTATTCCAAGCCGTACAATGCGTTTAGGCCGGGAAGTAGCTCTTTAAGGAGCTGTGCGCGTGAAATAGCCATTAGTTAGCCTCCTTATAAGCCGACGTTGTTGGTCATCTGATGACCACCGGGGTTGAATTTAACCAACACATCTGGAAATGCGTCTGCTGCATCAGAGACATGCGCCACAATTCTAAACGCTGCCGCTGCTGTCTGAACAGTTGCGTCTAACGCTGATGTGGAATTGCCTGTCGCTGTGTTACCTGTAGAGGTAGATTGTACAGCCGCAAAAAATGTGTTTGCACCAATGATTGTTTGCGCCCCTGTACCATCAAGCTGCGCTTCGAATAGTACGTTAGGATCGTCAATCACATATGCTTTGATCGCACCACCATTGGCTGTGCCAGATGGGTAGTACTGTGCTTGCACTGTTTGGCCTGAGTCATTTACATACTCACACCCGACAAAAACGCCAATAGCGCCTACGCCTGATGTACCGGAAATGCTGTTAGAGGTTAGGTCTGACCCTTTACCTGTAGCCAGCGCGATGTACCCATCGGCCCCGATGATAACTGCTTGCCCATAAAATAGGTTTGTAGCTTCACCTGCAGGATCGATGAGAAACTGGGACGTTGCCCCAGCATATGGCATTCCATCCGCACGGCGTACGGGACGGAGACCATAAGGAGCTGCTGTTGTAGCCATTGCTCTAGTTCCTTACATTAAAATTTTAACCAAGCAAGCTCCCCGTAAAGGTTACTTGCCAAATGAAGTCCTCGTACTCCGCTCTGGATTTAGAACAGGCATACGAGGGTCTGATTGCTTCAAGTAAGAATTATCCACAGCGTCCATTTGGTGTTGAGCCTGCTGTAACTGTGCATCTTTTCTAGCTTGAACTTTTTCGGTAGCATTCTGGCAAAGCAGTAATCCACCGACCTCAATATTGTCTTGAAATCGTGAGTCGATATCAGACACAACTTGAAGGTTGGGATGATCCTCTTTACGAACAGGCGTCCAGCCTTCACGAAATCTAGAAGAAACATTCGGGTTATCCGTATTACCCAGTATTGCTGTGCGAATCCAGCGAAACTCTATTCCGTCTCGTGGATCGGGGGTAGGTAACATCGAAGGTCTCTGCCATGACGCTTTACGTTTCTCGTTGTCACGAGTTTGATTGTTGCGTGAAGTTCTGTTTGTCATTTGGATGCTTCCTTCATTAACTGCGCCGCATATTGCTCATTTGTCAGACCAAGCCGCTTGGCGAGAGCAGCTTGCGTTGAGGTCAGTCGCACTGTGCGTGGTTTCTTTGTCGTTTTAGACGGTGCGGCAACCACGGGGCCGTTTTGACGTTGGGGTGCTTCTTCCTCAATTTGCCCAGCGTCAAACTTATCTGGAAAGACTCGCCTTACGGCTTTGTCTATCTCATCATAGTACTGATCTGTTCTCGGATCAATACCCTGATTTACAAGTTTTTGATGAAGTCCGTATGCATACCCTGTCATTTCAGGGTCTTTTTCAAACCATTCGTTGTTTTTACCCCACTCCATAGCCTTCTGATCCACCTGTGGAGGTTGAGCAGCGGGTTGCGGTGCGGGTGCGGGAGGTTTTTCTGCCGCTCTAGGTTGTGGTTTGTAATTATCCACACGGTACTTTTCATTCTGAATTGTCGTAAGATCCTGCTGCGCTTGCAACAAGGCATCTGGATCTCCAGACTCGTATGCAGCTTTGTACTCTTTTCTAGCTTTTTCTAGCTGCGCTTCTATACGACCTTTAGCTTGACCGATGAGACTTTGCTCCCCGTCATCTAAAGTTTTACGTAGTTTTTCATTTTCAGTCTTAATCGTTTCTGCATAACGTAACGCTTCTTCCTGTAACCGCCCTGCTTCTTCTTTCGCACGGCGCTCTTCGTGAAACTCAAACTTTAGCTGTTTGATACGTTTCTGCACACCATCAGAATATTTTCCTACTTCGTCATCCGAAGGTAGCTGTGGTTCAGCGTCCTCGGCGCGGCGCGGCTTTCCCTGATCTTGTTCAGGAGTGTCATCTACAACTTCAATCTCAAAAGAATCAACATCTTGTGTTTCAGGTGATTCGTTCTCAACATCTTGTTGTGCGCTAACTACTGCTTCTGCAACAGTCTCTTCTTTAAATTCTTGTTCTTTAGCTACATTACTCATACTCTTGTATACCCCCTTGGATCATCTACCACAGCCTCAACAGTATCGTCATTAATTAAACGAAACTCTTTGCCGTGTATTTTAAACCTTGTTCCTGAATAGGATCTAAAAATTACAAAATCGCCTTCTTTACAGTAGGCTCCATTAGGAAATCTTTCTTTGTCAGAATAGGCATCTGGCCCTGTCTTCATGACAAAACCAACGATTGAAGCGGTTTCTTCTGCGCTTCTTATACCATCAGGCATAAATATTCCGCCCTCTGTCTTCTCGCTTACTTCTGGAATCCCTATGAGTAGTTTGTAGCCTTTTGGCTCTGGTAGCTGTGTAGCTACTTTTTCTTCAGTTTTAATTTCTGCTGTATACATAATATTCCTTGCAGTGATTTAGGTTCACAGAAACCTTGCGCGGATCACCCACGAAGCCCCCAGTTAATGCATAGAACGAAAAGACCTATTCTGCAATAAATCTTTTTTCTAAGTCTTCTAGCTCTCTTTCTATTAGTTTGAGAGCCTCATAACGTCCAACAAGTCTGTTATATGCAGATATGTCTTCCGCTCTCCCATCAGCTAGGAACTGTTTTACCTCGTCCCCAGATTCAGTGATAACACGCTTTATAAGCGCAATAATCGTATCATCCATTCCCCTTAGTTAACTCCTTCGCTACTTCTATTCCCAACTTAGCGCCCGCTTGCTGATCTTCACGCTGGTTTTTATCCAACTCGGTAGCAAGCGTAACTCCCAACTTAGCGCCCTCTCTTTGATTCTGCGCTTTAATCTTCTCAGCTTCAAGCTGAATTTTAGCCATATCAGTCTGCATCTTATGCTGCAGCTCCTGTGCTTTGAGCTGTAACTCTTGTTGCTGCATCTGCACAATGGGATCTTGCTGCTGTTGAGCAACTTGCTGTTGTTGTGCTTCTGCCTGATCTTTCTTCAACAGCTTTTCCGCTGCGTCTTTCGCCAAGCGAGAAATATCTACCTCTATATTTTCTGGTAGTGGTTGCTCTTCGTTTGGCATTTCTACGCCGAGCAGCTTCTCTATCTCGCGGCGATACTGGAACGCAACATGCTCGGTTATATGTGCAGCCATTGCTTGCTGTATCTGCTGTGCGAACGGAGACTGCCCCACCATCTGCATAATTTTTGGGTCTTGTGCTGCCGCCATGTGAACACCGATGTGTGCTTCGTGGTCCTGATACTTGAAAACCTTCACAGGCTCTTGTTTTAGGATCATCATGTTTTCGGTCACGGGATCTGCTGGCTTAATGTCATCAGGTAACTTAATTATATCGCCTGCATCCTGTATGCCCAGAACTTCTAGCATCTGGCGATGTAGTTTGCCCATGTCGTATAACTGTGGCGCTTGCTGTGATAGCTGTAGAGCTGCTTGATACTGCATAATTCTTTGTGACATCGTAGCAGCGTTAGGATCGCTTACAGGTATAACATCGATCCGCTTATCAAAGTCTTCTGTTCTGCTGAAATCACCTTCCATTTCGTAGGCGTATTCTGCTGGCATGTAATCATGCACGATCTTTGCAAGTAGCCGCAATTCTTTTTTCATTGCCGCATGAAGGCGAGCCTGTACTCCAGACATCACCTTCATGGATCTCTCTAGAAGGGCAAGAGTTGTGCCGACTGGTGCTTGAGCGTTCATGTCACCAACCTGTATATCGGCTACAGACCCTATACGCCGCCCCTCTTCGACAATGTTGCCAAGTAAAGAATATAACACTCCGCTTGGCTCTTTATAAGGGATGAACGTAATCGAATCGCGTATTGCCCCGCCCGGTACATCCACGTCCCTGAACTCCCCCGGCATAAGGGGCGTGTCATCACCTTTAATACGCATTCCCCTAGCTTTAAGACCTGCAGGTAGGTTCGATAGCGTACCCGCATCAATAAGCTGTCGGAGTATCGAAGTAGCTGACTTCGCCAGACCCCCAATGAGATGAATAAGCCCTGTACCATAGAATCCCAAGCCCGGTAGGTACTTGTAATGGATGAAGTGCATACGTTTCCTTTTCTTCTCATCATCTTCGTACCAATTCTTTCTGATAGATAATATCTCTTGTGACGACTTATCTATGGTTATGACATAAGGTCTAGCTATACCGTCAGGATCGTCAAACTCTTCAGGCATGTTAATGTCTAGATGCATCTCTAATATGGTGTGCCGATCATCATCTTCGATAATAGCCTCTTCACCATCCAATTCATCATACTTCTCTTGTATGTCAGAGAAGTCTGGTTGTGGGTCGGATAACTCTACATCTTTATAGAATCCGTTTACTTGAAGCTGTAAGATCTCATTTTTGGTTTTTTTCATAACATGAGTATATCTTGGGCATGTCATAAGATCAGTAGTGCCATACGAAGCAACAAAATCCTCAGATGGAACGAATACGGCACATGGCCTTTCTGTTAAAGGATCATAGTATATTTTCTTGAACGCTGATCCTGCTAAAGGTAACTTAAACAACATCTGCTCAAGCTCATCTCTGTATTCTGTCATCTCTTCAGTTAGGAGATAGTTAAGCTCTGTTTCTACACGATCTGCTTGGTCAAATTTTTCTGGGGTCATCTTCCCCATAATTTTGGCTCTGACTGGCCCACTGGCGGGAAAAAGTTCTCCCATAGCTTGCGCTTGAAACCGCACAACAGCTTCGGTTAGAACGGGATGAAACACTCCAGAAGCACCTGCCCAAGGTTGTTGACGTTCTTCTATCTTCATACCTAGTAGGTCAAGACCCTTGACATATGCTCTGGCCCAGTCCGAACGAGACTCTCTATCGGCATTAAAATCTGATATAAGTTCTGACGCCATAGATTGAAGTTCGGACTCATCAATAAACTCTGCTAAGTTCGCATCGTGGTCAGGACCAACAAGGTCCTCTGTAATTTCTCCGGTAAAATCAATTACCACTCCGCCATCTTCTGTCTCCATCGACACAGCGTCTGGGTTCACAATTTCTACTGTAAGTTCCTCTTCAGAGGGGTTGCCTTCTACTTCCAGCTCTGCTGGAACCATAGGTTTTTCAATAGCCATAAGCACTCTTTCTGATATATGTTAATTTATTGTACACAAAAACTATCGTTTGGTCTATATGTTAAGTTGGCAGAGCGTGTAGGGGGGTTTACACGCCCCGCCGTGGGACAGTTGGGAGTACGTCCCGCTCTCAATGTAACTAAACCACGGTGTAAAAACAAGAATGGACCCATTAACAATACTCACAGGAATCAAAACAGGCCTTGCGGCAGGTAAAACTGTGGCTGGACTAAGTAAACAGATTGGACAATTCTTTGACGCAACTGACCAAGCTAAGAAAGCGCTACAGAAAAAAGGTATATCAAGCAAAAGCACCAATGCTACGGCGTTGGATCGTTGGGCGAAACTTAGACAGGCTGCAGAAGCTGAAGAAGAACTCAAAGAGTGGATTACCCAAAGTTACGGAAGATCAAAGTACCTAGAACTTTTAAAAATTAGGCGGGAGGTGCTTGCAGAAAAGAGAGAAGCCGAGGCTCAAGCTCGGAGAGATGCTATACAGCGGCAAGAAGTAGCTATAACTATAGTAGGTATAGTTGTTTTGCTTATCTTTACTTTTATAGGAGCGACTGCTTACCTCCATCATATGGGTTGGCTAGACATTTGGGATTATCTACCATGATTTATGTTTTAATATTTTTACATTTTGTAAATGCAGATCATCTAAAATATTATCAAATAGCTTCTTTTTCTAGCCTTGAAAAGTGCGAGTTGGAAAAAGAAAAAGCACAAGTGTTAGTCACACATTCAAGTATGAAGGTCGAGTGTCTTGAAGTTGGTGGAAACTAAAAGAAATCGATACGCAATATACAGCGATACAGGTACTGTGTTGTTACTTACGTCAAGCCGTATAGTGGCAAAGTCATATTTAAAATATCTTAATAGTACTCAACAGGCCGCCGATAAATAGGCTCATCATCCAGTTCGTCAGTGGGTAAACGTATGAACCCACCCTGTCTAAAGCGCATTAACGCCATGACAGTGCTGTCCACAAGGTCATCATTCGACATAAACGGAAATCCTGCGACTTCTTCTACTAATTCTTCTGCCCAGCGGGTGGAGGGAACCCACGCCATGCCAGACGCTATGATATCAGCCACAGAATTTAGTCTAGCTAGCTTATCACCTGTCCCTCGGTGGGGTGTATACTCCTGTACAGGTAGCCCCATACGGCGCATTTCCTGATAGATAGCCACACCAGAGGACTTTTTCTCCACAATAAACGCATCTGGCTCCCAATTTTTATATTCTTCCAACGCAAGTTCTTTTAATTCAGGAAATTCTAGTCTTCTTTTGATAGAATCCAGCAATATTAGGTGTCTAGCGTCCTCTTCCTCGTTTAGGAACACACCCCACGTAGTCAGAGCGGTGTAATCGGCGCGATTATGTTTTTCTGCTGCAGCATCGAGCGACATGATTATGTATTCTACTGGGGGTGGGTCATCTTTAGGCCATTTTCCCCACCATTCTCGCTTAATTATAGACGCTTCTTCGGCTGTAGGCTGCTGTTGGTACTGAGAGTTCCACTGAAACGCGGGCATTGACGCTTTTGTACGCTCCAAAGCTGCCAAATCAAAGAACTCAGGCCACAAAGGTTTCTTTGTCCCGTCATCAGCATCCAGAAGCGCTGGAAATTCTACAATCTCGTACTGGTCAGACAGCTCATTCTTCACCATATCGTTGGTTACACGCCCCGTGAGGTCATCCATGTGCCAACGTGTCTGTACAATAGCCACCCTGCCCCCCGGCATTAGTCGAGTACGCGCTCCAAATGTGAACCATTCATAGGCTTTTTCAAACACTGAGAAGTTTCCATTAATAACATCTTGCTCAGAGTGAGGATCATCAACAAGGAGAAGATCAGCACCACGACCAGCAAGAGCAGACCCAATACCACACGCAAAATATTCACCTCCAAAATTTGTATTCCATCTACCTGCCGACTTACTGTCAACAGCTAGCTTAACATCTGGAAAGATGTCTTTGTAATCAGCTACGTCTATAAGATTACGAACTTTCCTACCAAAATCTACAGCTAAATCGGTAGTGTGAGAGACCATCATAACCTTTTTGCTGGGGTTCCGACCAAGAAACCAAGCTGGATAAAAGATACTTACAAGCTGTGACTTACCATGACGTGGGGGTATGTTGACACATACACGGTCCTTATCACCCCTCTCAATCGCCATAAGCTGATCTGCGAGTATGCGGTGGTGCCTACCGACCTTATAATCTGGCTGCATACGCTTACAGAACTCAATCAGGTCATCATACGCTGCCTGATTTTCGTTTCTTGTATACAACTCCTCGACAATTTTATCAATCTCACCCAACTCTTCAGAGTTGAAGTTGTCTAGATTGTCCAGCATATGTTGTATCTCTTCTGGAGAGAAGTCCATACCTGCGGCGATTTCGGCAAGGTTAGTCGTCATCCAATCCTAATTCCTTGTCTACATCAATCGTTTCGCCTTCTATTACGATGGCTTCTTCAATTTGTGTTTCAGGATTGACCAACCTTGTCAGCTTTTCCCGTAATCTGTCTTTAAGATCATCTGTAGTCTGGTGTGTGATTGTCACCTCTGTCTTTTCTGCAAACAATCCTACGTCACTTACCTTACCTAACAACTCCAAAGCGCGAATGCGTACCCGTGGGTCGGGGTTCTCAGTCTCCTCGATTAACTTATTTGTAACTAGATGTCTTACCTGCGTAGCCGATTTCACTACGGAATGACCGAAATCTTTTAAAATACGGTCTGTCATAAGTAGGGTGGCTGGGGTGAGGTGGGCTACCCTTTTCTGCGTAGCGGCCTTCGAAGTTTTTTCAGGATCTTCGGCATAAGAAACTGCAAGTGTGGCAGCAACATCTTTGTCATCAGCATTAGGTTTGATTTCTAATCCGTTCTCATGAAGCAACTCTGCTGTTTTTGCAGCGGCACTCGCCTTGACTGCTAGATCTTTTATCTTGAGTGGGGTGCGTCTAGCGACCCCCTTTTCGGGTTCTATGTGTATAGCCATGTTCGCAACATACTCATTTTTGAGCAAAACGCAAAATTTTTGTCCAGAATAGTATTATATAGTTGTAACACACACGCGCACATGCAGGGGGGTGGGGGGTAGGTGGGGTTCACCATATACTACAATAAGTTGTCTTATAATAAGACAGGCGTAGACAAATCACGTATAAACATCTTGTCACGAGGCAATAAAGCTTTGGATGTGTAGTGTTTCACTACTCTTTTATAACAGTCACTAATGGAGAATTAACATGACTGATTCAAAAACAAAAT